TAATAGGTAATAACGCTGGTGACTCTCTTACTACAGGTGCTGAAAACGTAGCAATAGGACACGAGGCTTTATCAACAGAAGATGCACGCGGCGGTAATGTAGCAGTAGGCTATCAAGCTTTAAAAGTGTTAAATGCTGGAAGCGATGCTTACAACACTTGTATTGGATATCAATCTGGTGTAGCTATGACAACAGGTGTAAAAAATGTTTTAATAGGACATGATGCTGGTAAAAGTATAACAGGTGGAAACTTTAACGTGTGTATCGGTGAAGGCACTGGTGATGCTTTAACTAGTGGCTCCACTAATATAGCTATAGGAGCATATGCTTTAAGCTCTGAAGATGGTGGTAGCACTAATATAGCTATGGGTTATAATGCTTTATATAATTTAAATACTGGAGACGCGTATAATATAGCTATTGGTTGGGGCGCTGGTCTTTCTGCTACTACAGGGCATGAAAATGTTTTTATAGGTAGAGGTGCTGGTCAATCTATCACAACAGGTTCAGACAGTGTAGCATTAGGTCACTTCGCTTTAAAAACTGAAGACGCACATGGAAAAAATGTTGCGGTTGGTTATGAAGCTTTAACAACGCAAAACGCTGGAACAGATGGAGAAAACGTTGCAATAGGTTATAGAGCTGGTAAAGCGGTTACTACTGCTACTGAAAGTGTTTTTGTTGGATCTCAAGCTGGTTTATCAGTGACTTCAGGTACTGGTGTTTTTATTGGTAGAAGAGCTGGTCAAGCTATTACAACAGGGTATAGAAATATTGCTATTGGTCCTGATGCTTTAGGTTTTAACAACACTGTAGGTCAAGATAATATAGCTATAGGTAGCAACGCGTTGAGAGGTAATAATTCTTCGGAAGTTCATCAATGTGTTGCTATAGGTAGTGATGTTTTTAACAACTTAACAGCGTCCAGTGCAACTACTATGTTTAATACAGGTGTAGGTCATCAAGTTGGTTATAATCTTACAACTGGTGTTAAAAACACTATTATTGGTCATCAAGCAGGTAATGCACAAACAACTGGTAGTAACTGTACAACTTTAGGTTTTAACGCTGAGTCTTCAGCTGTAGATGCAGATAATGAATTTACACTAGGTGATGCAAACATTACAGCGTTAAGATGTGCTGACACAAGTATTGCTAGTTTATCTGATGGTAGAGATAAATCAAACGTTAAAGACAGTGAGTTTGGTTTAGAATTTATTGATTCAATAAGACCAGTAGAGTTTACTTGGGATTTTAGACCTGAGAACGCGGCAGATGCAAAACAAGGTAAAAAACGTGTAGGTTTTATAGCTCAAGAATTACAAGCAGCTATGCCTAACGGTGAAAATGAAATATTAGATTTAGTATATGATATTAATGAAAATCGTATAGAAGCAAAATATGGTAACTTAGTGCCAATATTAGTAAAAGCAGTTCAAGATCTTTCTGCTAAAGTAAAAGAACTAGAAAGTAAACAATAATTAATAATTTTTTTTTAAAAAAAACAAAATGGAATACACACAAGACCAAGCAACAATTGATGTAGCAGCATCAGTAGATAATATTGTAATCTGCGAAACTATTCAAGCTATTGCTGAAAACGACAGAACTGAAGATCAAGTTGATGATTTATTTAGAAGTGAAGGGCATTTAAGATTAAAAATGGCTAAAGATTTATTTGTATCTACTTTATCTACGTCTCAAGCAAGTCGTATTGCTGCTTTAAATTTGTAACATAAAATGGCTAAATTAAATAAAAAATCTATGGCTTGTAATAAGCCTAGACGAACTCCTAAGCACCGAACTAAATCTCACGTAGTGAAAGCTTGTTCTGGTGGAACAGAGAAAATTATAAGGTTTGGTCAACAAGGTGTTACAACAGCTGGTAAACCTAAAAAAGGTGAATCAGCTAAACAAAAAGCAAGGCGTAAAAGCTTTAAAGCTAGACATAGAAAAAACATAGCAAAAGGTAAACTAAGTGCAGCTTACTGGGCTAATAAAGTTAAGTGGTAATGAGTAAACCAAAAAAGAAATTTAAAGAAACAAAAGTTGGTAAGTTTTTAATAGACAAAGTGCCAAGTATATTAGGTGTAGCGGGTGATTTATTGCCTGACGCTGGCGTATTAGGTATGGTTAAGGGTCTTATTGAAAAAGAAGATCCAGCCGTATTACCACCAGAAGACAAAGAAAAAGCTTTAAAGTTGTTAGAGCAAGATATGGTGGAAATGCAAGAGATATCAAAGCGCTGGGATAGTGACATGAAAAGTGATTCATGGCTTAGTAAAAACACACGCCCACTTACTTTAATATTTTTAACAGTATCTATGGTGCTATTAATATTTTCAGATAGTATAGGTGAAAGCTTTGATGTTGACTCAGGTTGGGTTGATCTTTTGAAGTCTTTACTTATAACAGTGTACGTGGCGTACTTTGGATCTAGAGGCGCTGAGAAGTTTAAATCAATAAGTAAATAAACACTAATATAAGTGATTAGTATATAGTAAATTAAATAATAATTAAATCAAATTAACATGAGTGAAAAAATAGAAAAAAAAGAATTAGAACAATTAACAGCACAGCAAACAACTAAAGTTAGACTGCTGTCAGATATTGGTGCTATTGAAGCACAAAAACACGAGCTGCTTCACGCGTTCGCGGAAGTTGTAGGTAAATCTAGAGAGTTAAATGAAACTCTAGAAGAAAAGTACGGTAAAATCAAAGTAAACCTTGAAGACGGATCTTACGAAGAAATCGTAGAAGAAGAAGTTGAAGAAGATGGCCAAGCTAATTAGAAAAATAAGTATAGGCGCAGATTACAAAAATGAAGCAATGCATTACTCCGTAGGTCAACAGGTTTACGGAGGTCATTGCATTTCTGATATATTGCACGATCAAAAAGATGGATCATATAATATATATATAGAAAAAAACAATGAAGTTATACCATGGAAAAAGTTTAATTCTAATATGGCTATATCAATTGAATATAATTTAGAGTACTAATGCAAAGTTTATATAGCTTCATTATACAACCAAAAAACGGTAGATATACAAATGAAGTAGAAGTTGGTGATAAAAAACTAATTGTAAACACAACAATGGACGATCACAAGTTTGTTAATCGAGTTGGCGTTGTAATGTCATTGCCTTTAATAGGTGATACAGATCTTAGTGTTGGCGACGAGGTTATAGTTCATCACAATGTGTTTAGGAGGTTTTATGACGTAAGAGGTGTTGAAAAAAACAGTGGATCGTATTTTAAAGAAGATATGTATTTTTGTTATTACGATCAAATATTTCTTTACAAACATAATAATCAGTGGAAAGCACCTGGTAATTTTTGTTTTGTTAAACCTATACTTAAAAAAGAAAAACAAATTATAAGCGACGAAAAAGAGCAAAAACGTATTGGTATACTAAAATACGGTAATAGCTCGTTAGAAGCGTTTAAAATACACGAGGGGGATCTAGTTGGATTTAGCCCTAGCAGCGAGTATGAGTTTATCATAGACGAAAACAGATTATACCGCATGCGCACTAATGATATTACAATTAAATATGAACACAAAGGAGACGAAGTTGAATATAATCCAAGCTGGGCAAAAGGCTGTGGACGAACTTATTAAGGTAGCTAAGGAACCTATTGTAGACTCAGGAGATGACATAACGGCTGATAGACTTAAAAACGCTGCGGCTACTAAAAAGCTAGCTATATTCGATGCGTTTGAAATACTAACTAGAATACAGCTTGAAGAAGAAATGTTAAACGAAAAGCCTAAAAAAGAAACTAAAGAAAAAACTTTTAAGGGCTTTGCTGAAGGTAGGTCAACATGAGTTACAAACAAACTCTAGTAAAAATACTAAAAGACCACGTAAAAGCCAAGGTATTAAAAAATAAAAATAAATACAAAAAGTGGGATTACGGATATAACAAAGAATACGATATGGTTGTTATATCTAAAACAGGTGAGATAGGTGAGGTATATGAAATACAAAACCTTAAAATAGCTTTACCAAAACCCGTAGATATAAAAAAATTTAAATCTAACGCTTGGCAGCATACCGAATATCCTAAAGATCTTCAAAGAATAAAATCTGTATTTGATTGGGAAGAATATCCTGAAGAATTTAAAGAACAATGGTATGATTACATCGATAATGAATTTACTTACAGAGAAAAAGGTTTTTGGTTTTACAATAAAAATGTTGCTACTTACCTTACTGGTACTCACTACATGTACTTGCAGTGGAGTAAAATTGATGTCGGTCAACCAGACTTTCGCGAGTCAAACAGATTATTCTACATCTTTTGGGAGGCATGTAAGGCCGATGTACGATCCTATGGATTGTGCTACCTTAAGAATAGACGATCTGGCTTTTCCTTTATGGCATCAGGCGAGGTGGTTAACTTGGCAACCATATCTAGCGATTCCCGATATGGCATTTTATCAAAGAGTGGACCTGATGCGAAAAAGATGTTCACAGATAAGGTGGTACCGATATCAGTTAATTACCCCTTCTTTTTTAAGCCAATACAGGACGGTATGGACAGGCCTAAGACCGAGCTTGCGTACAGAGTACCCGCGACGAAATACACGCGTAAAAAACTCGAGAACAATGAGACTCTTAAAGAACTCGATGGGCTCGACACCACGATCGACTGGAAGAATACAGGCGACAACTCGTATGACGGTGAGAAACTCAAACTACTCGTCCACGACGAAAGCGGTAAATGGGAAAAGCCAACGAACATACTCAACAACTGGCGTGTCACGAAAACCACGCTAAGATTAGGTAGTAGGATTATTGGAAAGTGTATGATGGGTTCAACAAGTAACTCATTAGATAAAGGTGGAGACAATTTTAAAAAGCTTTATTATGACTCAGATATTACACGAAGAAACCGCAATGGACAGACTAGCTCAGGATTATATTCTTTGTTCATACCTATGGAATGGAACTACGAAGGATATATTGATATGTATGGAGCACCTGTCTTCGACACTCCGAACAAACCGGTACTCAATGCATATGGCGACGAGATCGAGCAAGGAGTAATAGAGTACTGGGATAACGAAGTAGAAGGTTTAAAAAACGATCAAGATGGTTTAAACGAATTTTACAGACAGTTTCCACGTACAGAAAGTCATGCATTTAGAGACGAAGCAAAACAATCGCTTTTTAATCTAACTAAAATATACGAACAAATAGATTACAACGATGATATAACTAGGTCATCACTTGTTACGTTGGGTTCGTTTCAATGGAAAAACGGCGTTAAAGATACTACTGTAGAGTTTATGCCTAACAAGAACGGCAGGTTTAAAGTTAGTTGGGTACCTAAGCTAGAAATGCAAAACAGAATAAGACTTAAAAATGGTATTAAGTTTCCTGGTAATGAACACGTTGGAGCATTTGGTTGCGACAGCTACGATATATCAGGAACAGTTGACGGTATAGGATCTAACGGAGCATTACACGGACTTACTAAATATTCAATGGAAGAAGCACCTGCTAATAGCTTTTTTTTAGAATATGTTGCTAGACCACAAACCGCTGAAATATTTTTTGAAGATGTACTTATGGCTTGTGTTTTTTACGGAATGCCAATACTAGCAGAAAATAATAAACCAAGACTATTATACCATTTTAAAAGAAGAGGTTATAGAGGCTTTTCAATGAACAGGCCCGACAAAGTTTACAGTAAGTTATCTGTAACAGAAAAAGAAATAGGTGGTATACCTAACTCTTCACAAGACATGAAGCAGTCACACGCTGCGGCTATAGAATCTTATATAGAAAAACACGTAGGGTTTAATAGTAATGGCTGTGGTGATATGTATTTTAATAGAACATTAGAAGACTGGGCAAGGTTTGATATAAACAACCGAACTAAGTTTGATGCGTCAATAAGTTCAGGGCTTGCTGTAATGGCTTGCAACAAAAACCTTTATACCCCAATCCAAGAAAGACAAGTTAAAAGTATAAACCTTGGAATTAAAAGGTACGATAATAAAGGATCAAGATCTAAAATAATTTAAAATAAATGATTAATAAAGCTATAAAGAGTTCTTTTCCCAGCCAAGCGGTTAGTGATTTAGAGAAGATGAGTGCAGAGTACGGCGCTAAGGTTGGTAGAGCTATAGAGCATGAGTGGTTTAATACTAAAGATGGTTACGACGGTAAAAATGGATCAGGTAGATATTCAACGTCAAAACAATCATTTCACTCATTAAGACTATACGCTAGAGGAGAACAGTCTGTTAGAAAATATAAAGATGAATTATCTATTAATGGTGATTTATCTTATTTAAACTTAGACTGGAAACCAGTACCTATTATACCAAAGTTTGTTGACATTGTTGTTAACGGTATGGCAGATAGATCGTATAACATAAAAGCTTATTCGCAAGATCCAGCATCAATAAAAGAGCGTACAGACTATGTTACTAAGATAGCTGAAGACATGCAAGCAAAGCCATTTAATGATGCAGTGGCTGGTCAATTAGGTATAGATATATATCAAACAGATCAAAGCAAACTACCTGAGTCTACAGAAGAATTAGAGCTACACATGCAGTTAGACTATAAGCAGTCTGTAGAAATAGCAGAAGAAGAAGCTATTAATAGTATTTTTGATAAAAACAAATACGAACTTGTATCTAGGCGTATAAACAATGATTTAACTGTTATAGGTATTGGTGCCGCTAAAAGTTCTTTTAATAAAGCAGAAGGTATTAAAGTGGAATATGTAGATCCAGCTGATCTTGTATATTCTAACACAGACTCACCTTACTTTGATGACATATATTATGTAGGTGAAGTAAAAGAAATATATTTAAACGAACTTAAAAAAGAGTTTCCAAACCTTACAGACGAACAGCTAGAGTCTTATAAAGGCTACAACTCTTCTTATAGTAATACTGCTTATAACTCTAAAGCTGACGAAGACAATACAGCGACAGTATTATACTTTGAGTATAAAACATATGCTAATCAAGTTCACAAAATTAAAAAGACTTCTACAGGCGGCAGTAAAGCTATAGAGAAAAACGATACGTTTAATCCTCCGGCATCAGATGACTTTGAAAAAGTAGACAGAGCTATTGAGGTTATTTATGAAGGTGCTAAAGTAATTGGTAGTAAAGAGCTTTTAAAGTGGGAACTTAAAAAGAATATGATACGACCAAAAGCAGATACAACAAAAGCTCAAATGAGTTATGCTATCTGTGCACCGCGTATGTATGAAGGTCGTATTGAAAGTCTAGTAAGTCGTATGACTAACTTTGCTGATATGATTCAGCTTACGCATTTAAAGCTACAGCAAGTGTTGTCTAGAGTAGTACCTGATGGTGTTTACTTAGACGCAGATGCTTTAGCCGAAATAGATTTAGGTAACGGTACTAATTATAATCCACAAGAAGCACTTAATATGTACTTTCAAACTGGTAGTGTAATTGGTAGATCTATGACACAAGATGGTGACATGAATCGTGGTCGTTTACCTA